ACACAAGGGCTTGGGCTTGACCCTTTTCCTGGTTGGCCTGGGAATTTTGGGCTTTGCTTTAGGCTGTATATCAATAGCTTACAGAGTCTGGGAAAAGGCAAAATGACACCCTTGATTTATAAGGACTTACACCCATGGGCGTGACTTATAAAAGGCACTATGTTGATTTGTTAGATACTTACACGAATAGCAACGATATGTTCTGTAATGTGTTGTCTATAAATAATTTAGATAACTTTTTATTGTGTAAAAATTCCCACGGCAGGTTCCGAGCCGACGACTCTTTGTGCGAGTTTCTTAAAAAAGCATTTAGGAAAAGTCTGATCTAAAGAAGTTTATGAAAGAAAAAGAAAAATTCCCCATGCTGGTTCAAAAGAAAATCTCTGAACTTCTGCCAGCATCTTACAATCCCAGAAAAATTTCTTCTGATGCTTTGGGAAGACTAACAAAATCTCTGCATGAACTTGGGAATCTTCAGCCAATCACCTGGAATGCAAAAACTGGAAGGATTGTTGGAGGCCATCAAAGATTGAAATGTTATATGGCCATGGGAGTTGATGTTGTGGATGTTTGGGCTGTATGGCTTGATGAACAAAAAGAAAAGGCGGCCAATCTTGCATTGAACAAGCTGAGTGGAGAGTTTGATTTGCCACAATTAAAAGACTTGATTGAGGGGTTAGATACTGGAGAAGTTGATTTGGATATAACTGGATTTGGGGCAGATGAACTTGCTGAACTCATGCAACAAGCCTCTCCAGAGGAAGTCGACAAAAAGACTGAGGGTGAGAAGTGCCAGACTTGTGGCAGACCACTATGATGCATGATAACCCAGAAAGAACTAAGAGAAAAGTGGGGCTACAGCCCAGGGCAGATTTCCAAGATGGTTGCCAGGGGGATGCCATTGGATTCAGAGGCTTCAGCCATGAGATGGAGACTGGAAAACATGAAGATGCCAAAAAAGCATTCAATTCCAATCCCAGAAAGCCAAGAAAACAAAGAAGAATCAGAATCAGCAGATTTCTCTAATGAAGATATTTCAGCAACCACCAGCCTTGGAAGGGTTCTTAGGGCAGAGAGGATTGAGCTTTCTGCGGCCAGGAGTGTGGCAAAAGCATTAAAGACAAACAATGTATTCCACATTAAGGCCGCAATCCATGCACACAATGAAGCAAGGAAAGGATATGAGGAGGCAAAAAGATGTCATGAAGAAGAAAAAGCTAGGCTTCGACAAACTCTTTCGGCTGACGAGGTTCAAGAAACCCTTTCTAAGTTCCTCTCGCAAATCCGTTCTCTATTGGATGCAATGCCATCAAGTGTCGCAACAAGGGCTAACCCAAGCGACCCAGAGTGTGCAAAAAAAGCAATCAAAGATTCTGTAGATCAATTGATGATTACAATACAAAAAACAGAGGATGAGGCATTCAAATGAATGAATGCTTTCTGGTTATTGTTGTGGCAATTATGATTGTTGGATTTATCTGCAACCTTTTTGATTTATGAAAAGAACACCACTTAAAAGAAAAACTCCATTGAAAAGAGGGGGAAGGCTACGATCAGTATCCAAGAAGAGAGCCAAGCAAAATAGAATATATTCAAGCCTACGTCTGAAATACCTTTATCTGCATCCAGTATGTGGTGTGTGTAATGAAAGAAAAGCAACCCAGGTTCATCATAAAAAAGGACGATTTGGGGATAGGCTAAATGATTCTTTATACTGGCTTGGAGTATGTTTTGAATGCCATCATCAAATTCATCAAAATCCAGCATGGGCTTATGCAAAGGATTATTTGATAAGGCGATGAATGAAGCTTGTTCCCTTCATGAAAAGCTTCTTGATCCCCAAGAAGCAATTATCAATTTCAGAATGGTGTGAACAAAACCTTGTTCTTTCACCAAGAATCACAAACATACCTGGGCCGTACAGCACCAATTTAACCCCTTATGTAAGGGAGCCATTAGAGGCTTTTGGAAATGATTCTGTAAGAAGAATCACCTTGGTTTGGGGTGCGCAGACATCCAAGACAACCACAATCCTTGCTGGGCTTTCTTATAGACTTGCAGAACAACCTTGCCCAGCACTTTGGGTAATGCCATCAGAAGCCTTGGCAAGATCATTTTCAGAAACCAGGTGGCTACCCATGGTGGATGATTGTCCAATATTGGCCAAAGAAAAACCAGAGAACACCGACAAGATAAAGATTCTGGAACAGCATTTTAGAAAGATGAGCCTTTGGTTTGTCGGCTCAAACAGCCCAGCGAATCTTTCCTCCAGGTCGGTTTCACTTTTGATGCTCGATGAAGTGGACAAGTTCAGCGATGGCACAAACTCAAAAGAAGCTGGAGCCTTGCAGTTGGCAGAGGCCAGAGTTGCAACTTATCCAAATCACTTAGTTATTTCAACAAGCACACCAACCACAGCAGATTCAATCATTTGGGCTGAGTGGCAAAAGGGAGACATGAGGTTCTTCTTTGTTCCATGTCCACATTGTGGCCACAAACAAAAGCTTATTTGGGAAAGGGTAAAATGGGATGATAAGGCCAAGCTTGAGGATGGAGTTTATGATTTTGGAGTTGTAAAAAATACAGCATATTATGAGTGTGAGAACTGCCAGCAACAAATAAGGGATGGCCACAAAACCATGATGCTTAGGCAGGGTGAGTGGAGGCCAACAAACCCAAAAGGAGAACCAGGCAGAAGGTCATACCATCTTAATGGCCTGTATCCTCCATGGGTAACATTTGGAAGTTTGGCAGTAAAATTTCTGCAAGACAAACATAGTGGAATCATAGGTCTTCAAGATTTTGTGAACAGGGTTCTTGCAGAACCATGGATGGAGCATGACCAGGACAGGGTGGAGATCATTCCTGGTTCTTATAAAATGGGTGAGGTAAAGATGGGTGAAAAGCTTATCATGGCTTGCGACATTCAAGAAGCCGGTGGCTTTCATGCCTGGTGTGTGGTTAGGGCTTGGGATTTGGAAGGAAAGAGCAGATTAGTTTGGGCTGGAAGGCTTGAAACCTGGGGAGATATTAAGGCAAAAGCAGATGAGTTTAATGTTGAGCCCAAGGCCGTATTTATAGATTCTGGAGATCAAACCCGTGATGTTTATTTGCATTGTTGCCAATGGGGATTTATTGCGCTTGTTGGTTCAGACAGGACAAGCTTTTCAGAGATTATGGGAGATCAGAAGGTTCAAAGACCTTATGCTAGAATTGCCAATGGTGATCCATTTAGTGGAAAGAATGTGGGCTCCAGGGAGGGATGGAAATGGAAGCTTTGCCCCGTGTGGAGATGGTCAAACCCAGCAATCAAAGACATTTTATCAAACCTTCTTAAAACAGAGGGCTTCATTGCTGAAGACACGCCAGATGTTTGGAAGGTTCACATTTCATCAGAGACAAAGGTTGAAGTAAGAAACCCAATGACAGGCAGAACCAGGAGGGTTTGGAAGCAGATTGGCAAGCATAACCACTTGCTTGATTGTGAATGCATGGGCATTGTTGGGGCGGCCTTACATAAGAGGTTGAAAATTATGCCAGCAAATTTGACAGAAGAGGTTGAGCATGGCGAGGGGTGATTTTGTTGGTTTGCCCGTTGCCACCCTAAACTCTCTTCGCTCAAAATATATTGAGTGTCTTGAAGCAATTGCGGTGGCTGGTGCAAGCTATTCTATAGCTGGTCGATCTTTCAGCAGGGCAAACCTATCTGAAGTTCGGGAAATCATTGCTGAATTGACCCTGGCAATTGAGAATGCCGCCGGCACAAGAATCAGAACCACATACGCAAAATTCGGCCCGTGAGCAAAATCAAACCCACCTTTTTAGACAGGCTTGTTTCCTTTGTAAGCCCCCAGGCTGGTGTTCAGAGGTTGATGGCCAAAAAAGCCTTAACCAAGTTTGAATATGATGCTGTAAAATATACCAGGGAAAGACGCGGGCCGAGTAATCTATCTGGTGCTGAAGATTATAGGTCAAATTATGACAGGGTAGAATTGATGAAAAGAGCCAGGGACTTGGCTGAAAACAATGGCCTTGTTCGCTCAATCCTTTTGAAGTTTGCCAGCCATGTGGCCGCAAACATAACCTATCAAGCCAGAACAGATAGTCCTAAAGCCAATACAGAAATTGAAGCCTATTGGAATGAATGGTTCGACAATTGTGACCTATCCACAAGACACACAGGTTCAACTCTTATGCAAGTTGCAACCATTTCAATGCTTAGGGATGGAGACTTTCTTTTTGTATTGGTTCGAGACAATAATGGAAACCTAAAGCTTCAAGGCATTGAGGCAGACAGGCTCGGTGACCCTTACAAAACTTATACAAGCCTTGAGCTAATTGGTGGAATCCATATTGATAGGAATACTGGAGCCCCAACTGCCTATGATATTTATAATAGAAGCATTGGCGATTTTTATACCTACCAGGTAACCGTACAGGCAAACCAGGCATTTCACTATTTTGATCCACTCAGGATTGATCAATATAGGGGAATTTCTGCATTCCATACAGCTATCAATGATGCAACTGATATTTATGATATTGTTAATTTTGAAAAACTAGCGGCCAAAGTTGCCAGTTCCCAGAGTGCAATAGTTAAAAGAACAAATAATAATGCCTCTGATCTGGCAGAGCTTACAACCGAACAAAACTTTGATAACCAGCAAATCAAGCTTGAATCAATGGAAGCTGGCAAGGTTAGTTATCTTGAGCCTGGTGAGGATATTGTTTTCCCTGACGGCCCCAGCAGACCCAGCGGAGCTTTTGCAGAGTTCCACAAGATTCTGTTGAGGAACATTTGCATGGGGCTTGGGATTCCTTATAGCTTTGCAGTTGATCCATCTGCCATGTCCGGCCCCACGGCCAGACTTGAAATGCAACAGGCTGGTAGAACATTTAAGAGATATCAAAAGCTTTTAGATGATAAGGTTCTTAGGCCACTAAAAAACATTGTAATTGCTGATGCTGTTGCCAGGGGAATTATTAGTGGAAATGGCAAAACAACCACTAAAGGATTTTTCAATTTTGGAGCCAATGTTTCAATCGATCTGGGACGGGAATCCGCCTCAGCTATTGCAGAGTTTAAGGCTGGATTGAGGACGGCTTCAGACATCTACTCTGAGAGGGGCATGGATGTGGAGGCCGCATTGAGGGCAAGAGCCATTGAAACCAAGATGATTCAAGACTTGGCCAAGGAGTATGGCGTTCCTCCCCAGGCTGTTTCAGAGATTCTTTTGCCCACAGGCCAGCCACAGGCACAGGCAGAACAGACCACTCATGATGGCCAGCAAGTGGAAGGCCAGCCAGACCTTCTTGGACAAAGCCTCAATGGCGCACAGGTGGCATCTCTCATCAATGTTATCAATGCAGTTGCCGCCGGTGCATTGTCTAAAGAGGGTGCAGTTTCTGTGATCACCGCCGCCTTCCCAAGCATTTCAAGGGAACAGGCCATGGGCATTGTTGCTGGTGTGCAATCTGGCAAAATTATTCCAACCACAGAGAAAGAAAAACAAGCCGCCCAGGACGGACAACAGGACGAAGGCCAGGGTGGACAGCCTGTTCCACAGCAACCAAAGCCACCAGTTTCACCCACAGGGCTTGAAGAATTAAAATGTCCAACACCAACACAAGATATAAAGCTTAACCTACAGAACAGGCAAACAGCAGTTGATAAAGCAAACTACGGGCCAGCCAATCCCAACGAACCAAACGAGGACTATTGGAAGGCTAAGGCCAACGAGTTCCAGGGTGATGTGGCTACAGCCAAAAAGATGCTTTGTGGAAATTGTGCCGCATTTAACCAAACCTCAAAACTTCTGAATTGCATTAAGCAGGGAATTGGCGAGGATGCCAATGAAGTGGCAATTGGTGGCGATCTTGGATATTGTGAAATTTTTGATTTTAAGTGCGCGGCTAAAAGAACTTGTGATGCATGGATTGTTGGCGGTCCGATCACAGATAAAAAAAAAGAAGCTGAACAAGCCCTATCAAGCCTAAGCCATCAAGAGCTTAAAATGCTCATTGCTGGCATGATGGGTGGAATTGAGTTGGGCAAATATGATGGCATTGATTTCACCCCACCAGAAGGCGCTAGAATAGCCGCCAAAAGGGCTTTGGCTGTAAGGGAGCAGAAACCAGCCAGCCAAAAGGGAATGACGCCTGTAGGCATAGCCAGGGCGCGAGATTTAATCAATGGTGTGAAGTTTTCACCAGACACCATTCGCAGGATGAAAGCCTTCTTCGATCGCCATGAGGTTGATAAGAAGGGTTCAACCTGGAATGAGCAGGGTAAGGGCTGGCAAGCCTGGAATGGATGGGGTGGAGATGCTGGTTATGCTTGGGCAAGAAAAGTGGTTAGGCAGATGGAGGCTAGAGATGAGAGGTTTTCTGAACAACAAGAAATAAAAGAATTTGTTAAAGATGAAGACGCTGTATTAAACCCTTGTGGAATGAAAGATGATGGAACTTTTGACGATGATAATACTTGTTCTGCTGGATATGGACGCCCAAAAAAAGTTGGTGGATATACACCAAAAAGACCTGGTGGAAAAATAGTAAAAAAACAAGCACCAATTCCACAACCACCAGCACCAATACCAACTCCAAAACCAGCTTCAATTAAAAAAGGGGCTCCACCACCTCCATTAAAGCCAGGTGAAAAATATACTGAATCTCAAAAAGAGAGATTAAGGATTCAGAATAAAATGAGTAATGATGGTAAAGTTATTGTAAATCTTCCAAATGATGTTGGTATTGCAAAAAGAATTGAAAGTCAATATGATAATTTAACCTCAAAAGGATACAGCATTCCTCCTCCACAAACAATCGGAGTTGAATCATTCAGCGGAAAATATAAGGGGGCATACGCCGTAGCAAGAACATATAGAGATATTAAAGGAGATGTTGGAGAGCAAAAGATTTTTTATAATACAAAATATGATAATAATTCCAAGCAAGGTCTATTAGAATCAGTTGATCAAAATGTTAAGGATAAGTGGTTTTCAACAAGTGATACATTTTCACATGAATATGGCCATATTCTTCATCATAATAACCTTTCATATTCAGAAGCAAGAAGCTATAAAAGACAAAAGTTTGGAAGTGGAAGAATAGGCCAACAAAGGCTTGCAATTGCTGGACAAGTTAGTGAATATGCAAAAACAAACCCAATGGAATTTGTTGCAGAAGTTTTCTCTGGCCATATAAATGGTAAAAAGTATGACAATTCTATTATGGAAATGTATAAATTTTATAAGGGGCCGAAATTAAAATGATGATACCAAAAGAATTTTTTAATGAAAAAGAGTTTGATGATGCTTATGAAGAGTATCTGAAGGGTCTTTATGGAATAAAAGACAACAAACAATTAGCAAGACCAGGCCCGAAATCTGCGGCTCAAACCCCAGCCCCAGCAAAGGAAAGAATCAAGGGTTCAGAACAGAACAAGCCTGGTTCTGCGGCCACAAAAAGCACAGGAGGAAAGATTGAGATTGGGGAAGTGGCAGAAGAATCCATCAAGAACAAGTTGAAGGAATGGAAAGAAAAGAACCCCAACAAAAAAGCCCCTTCTCGAACCCTAAAGAAAGTATTCA